ATTAGATCGTAAGGTAGTACATAGGTAGGATTTCTCTTTGTGTTATGTCTGTTCTTTATTTCCCCACACAAGTATGGGTCGAAATATGAACGACTGTTCACATCTCTGTAGGAGAACTTCATAGACTTAGATATGGAGAGATTAAGGGATGGATTCTTGGGTTTCCACAAGGTAACGTACTCGTTATGTGGGTTAAGCGGCTTAAGCATGCTGTTTGTTGCTTGCCTTCTCAACTTGGCAATCAGATTAGCGTCTTTAACAAAGTCGCGTCTGACTTCAGTCTTATCCCGAAGAATGTCACAGTAACACATCAGTGTTTCTGTTTCCCAGCCTGATAGGCGCGGACGGTTTTCATGCACGTATAACTGCTGGAACGATGGATTAGTGGCGAGATATGACTCCCATTCATGGGCGATCATGTACTTCTCAACCAACTTATCACGCTCTTGAGTGTGAAAATACGTCCACTTATTAGTAGGACCAGCTCTCTTTAGGGACGCTTTACCAGTGTTAATTGTCCTTAGGACAAATGCACCGAGTAAAAGATCCGCCTCAGCATCCTCGTACTTCACGACGGGTAAACCTACACCGCCGAGAGGACCCGGTAGAAACCAGGGTCGCCGAGTTGCTTTGAGGCCTTCAGAGTGGCACTCTATAAAAGTGGATAAAGCACAATCTTTGTCGATGGACGTTTCGACAAGTTCCGTGGCCAATAGACCAGCCACCGCTGGTCCGCATAGGTCTTTATAGCCTCTCTCAGTCGTACGGGCCGCGACGTCTTCGTCACGCAGGTCCACTTCACGACGCCAAACTTCATTCCATAGGTGTTCAACCCGTGGTCCCCTGATGTTCCTGAAAGGAACATCACGGGATGGTCTCCAGTAGAATTGGGAGTTAACACAGCAGATTTCTCCACTGATGTAGTTCTTACCCAAAGACTTCATGAAGCCCACCATACCAACATGTTGTGCCCACGCTAACTCGTGTTCATCCTTACTGGCTCCGGATACGCCCATTAAAAGGTCGTCGCCATTGACAATGATAGGAAGTTCCCACGGTTTCTTAGTGTGGAGACCATCTAGGTATAGCCAGTTGACTGCTAAGTTAATCATATTGAGGATAGGAAAGCTCAAGAAGCTACCCATCATCTGTCCACGCCCTTGCATCACGGGTTCCAAGTTTGGAAAACCCTTGATGGGCGGATACTCAATTTCATGATTGACAAGGCAATTCACCATGGTATGTCGCAAGACATCAGAATATGGTGCCCCCAAGCGGTCGCATATAGCATTGATTACAAAGACAGACACATCTCTTCTGAGTGTGTCTGTAGCCCCTTTGTAATCACCACTAATAACGAGGTCACTATCTTGGAGGAAGAGGATATGTTCTTCGGTGATGGGGCCTTGGAGCGCAGGCCAGCATCGGTTAATTGGGAGCTCTGGATCGGACATTCGCTTTGTGAGATACATCTGTAATCTCTTAGCTTCTAGATAAGGTTCCGCCTCGCCTTTCGTAATTACACGAACCTTAAACGGTTCTACGATTGGCACAGCCGCCGTTCTAATGACTTGATCCTTGCCGAATTCGGTCAAGAAGTCATGAACAAACGTATCTATTTCGTCTTCATCCGGGGCGTAGCCAAAGTGTTTCTCTGACCACTGATACCAGTTCTCATACAAGTTACTGTCGAAATGAACAAAAGTGTGGCATTTATAGTCACCTTCTTGTTTCCACTTGATCTCTTTTGGCGCCTTAACAGGCTCTGGCTCTTCCACCTCTGGGTCCCCAAAGTAATTCTCAACATCACTGACGCATGAGATGACATCGTCATCACATGTCTCTTCAGTTGAAGATGAGGTCTCTGAGTACTCATAGTCATGGTACGGCCGCCAAGGTGCGTCAATTTCCAGTAACACCAAACCCCACTTACATAAGAGGTCTGGGTGCATTGTACGAAAACCTTCTGGAAAGATGTAGTACTTCTCATCATCCAGTCGGGTGTAGGCATACTTGCCACTACCCGTCGGTTGTTCCTTTTCCCATTTATCCAAAATCACGGGGAAAGCCTGTTTAAAGGCTATTCCAAGTTCACGTGATCCATCATCATCCTCACCCATCACGGGATCATGCCGAGACCACTTAGAGATTAACTCTCCAGTCATACCACCGTCCC